TAGTGTCTTCATCAAAGATATCAGTAACAGTTGTAGTAGGCATTGCAATGCTGTCTACATAGGCAACACCATCAATGTACAAATCTTTGAACTCAGCACCAGATGCACCAAGGTCAATGTCATTATCTGTTACAGGAACAACAGCACCGTCCTGTACACGAATCTGTTCAGTAGAGATTGATGATACATCTACAAAGAAACCAACACGATTGTTAGTGTCATCTACAACTACTTTATTAATTGGTGTAGCAACTCCGGGGTCACCAATCAAACCAATGACTGGACCTTCTGCTGCTGTACCATCATGTTTGTGACCTGTTGTATTGCTAAAGACGTTTACGAGTTGGTCAAACTCATCGTTACTATCGGCTGCATTAATAATGTCGCCATCAGTATACGAAGATTGTCTATTATATCCAGCCATTAGCGTCTTGCTCCTGCGTCAAATTCTAACTGAAATCCTTTAAGTGAATATGGTGCTGACGTTCCTCTGTCGTTCACTCGTAGGGCTACTGCAAATCCACTACCCTCAATGGGCTGTCTAAAGAGTGGGTTTGACTGACCACCGTATGTTGCAGTACCATAAGATGATACTCCATAAATTGCAACAACCGTTGCGGTATCAAATGGATATGCAGCTGGTCTTGCTACATCTGGTGCTTCATAATCGTATCGTACAAACAAATCAGCATTCACTGATGCTTCTGGTGCGTAGTTAATAATGATACGCTGAAATGTTTTGCGAATACCTGCATCACCCATTGACAAATCTGGTGAGCGATACTTACCTGTAATCACGTTACCATCAAAGTCATTGCCTTGTTCTTGCTGATAAACATATCCATCATACTCACCATGCAGAACAATGCTTTCACCATTACTAATAGCAAAGTCTGTACAGCTAGGACGAATACCACGAGTATCAGCAAACTCGTATGCGTCACCTTTTCTTACGCAGATAACACCAGTTGTATTGCCTCGTGTTACATTAGAGTTAGAAAAGAAAATGCGATACTGTGTTTTGTTTGGAATGATTACACTGTCAAACTCATCAACGTCAGACAGATTAGCAAACCGTCTTTGAATTGCACGACTTATTGTACCAAGTTCAACGTCATCAATTCGTTCAGTACCAGCAATTGTACGCAGTCCGTCTGGACCAAGAAACACAATGTCACCAGCAAATTCTTGAATAGTGAAACCGTTAAGGCATCCAATTTCACGTGTTACTGGTTGTAGTACAAAGTCAGCAGATGTGTTGCCTACTAACTTAAAGATACGTGCTTCACAGAATATGTACAGTTGGTCACGAAAAGGTACAAGACCAGTAATTGGGCTATCTACCGCAATGCTACCTGCACCATTTGCTACATTAAAGTCATCGTCTGTGTATGGCGCAGTAAATACAAGTTCCTGTGAAGAAGCAGACATACCCGCAAAGAACAATGCATTTTTATATCCAACTACAATGCTTGGGTTAGTAGGTGCGCTTGTGCCATTCAAGTCTGTTACAGTAGAACCATCATATTTACTGGCGTAGTTTGCACCATCTGCCCATACAATGTAATCTGTGCCGCCTAGATTGTAGTTAAAATGCCTATACTTACCAGCACTTGTTCTGCCACTGTCAATGCTAGTCCATGAACCTGAACCAGAAGAACCTCTGTAAATACTTTCACCTCTAGCAGCAATAACGTCACCATCGTAATAGGCGCACATTAATACTTTTTCTGTATCACTAGCAGTGTAAGGAACTTCGTTAGTATTCCATTTGCTGTAACCAGAGATACGTCTGTAACCACCACGAATGTCAGGCTCAAAGTTTTGCAGTTCTAGTGCCATACCCGGTTGCATAGAGAATGTAGATTGGTCTAATACCAGTCCACCTTCACAGGCAAAGACGTATGGGCTGAGTCCAGATTCGTCTGCCATTTATTATGCTCCCGATGGGAATATGGATGTACCGTAGCGTTGTGACCGTGGTAGATAAGTAGAACGTATATAGTCGTAACTATTCAAGTATAGACTCTGCATTTGCTTAATGCCGTCTTCAAATCGTGCAAAGTTAATGCCATACTGTTGTGCTTCACCGCGATACTGATAGCCGTATGCTGTAGCACCATCTACAATAACTTGACGAAACTGTTCAGGAATAAGTGGTACATCTGTTGCAGCACCCAATGCTGTCGGCTTTATATATGCATCATACTTTAGTGTATATGCAGTATCAGGATATGGGTATAAACCATAATTGTTATTAGGTGTTCTAAACACAAAAATAGGCACACCGCCTACGTCACTTGTTGTTTCTTGGTCAATATATTTATCTACATATTCTTTGTAGTCCAGTACGCGAAGGCTAACACCTGCTACGCCAAGACTTTCATCTTTACTAATTCGGAATGTTTCATAGTCTGCATTATATACTGTGCTGTCAAATGTATAACGAGCAGTACCTGCAACTAATGTATCTGTTTGTTCGGCGTGGCTAAAGCCCCAACCAAACTCACGTTGAAATATATAGTTAATAGCATCATTGACAGCATTTTTACATTGTGTTTGAAATCCACGTGCGCTAGAAAAGTTTGAAGCAGTTAATGATACCTCATTAAACCGCGCAAGAACTTCATTCGTAATGTCAAGGTAAGTGTATGCCATTATAAATCCTCAGCGAGAAATGAGAGAGCAAGTTGCCCTGCTCTCCCATGTACTATTTAGGCAAGTGTGTCGCGGTCTACTTCATCAGCAGTACGTGGCGCATCCATGTCTACAACAAGTGCAAAAACACGAACTTTACCAGCAGTACCTGTACCAGTGACGGTTGAAACAACGTCAATGGTGTCGGCAGCAGTTGTACCCTGTGGTACAGCAGCTTCTGTGATGATGTCACCTACTGAACCAGCTTGCAGGTTAATTGCAGTCACGATGTCTGCAGACCCAATTGATAGGTCAGCAACGTGTGCAGTTGAACCAGCACATGCTTCAGTTACAACACAACCAGCAGACAATACTAAACAATTAGCAGGAATGCTAACGGCAGTTACAGTACCACTTGCGGTAGGTAGGGTTACTTCGGCTTCGTATACACGAACACCTTTAGCAACGGATTGTGAAAGTACAGCCATTGTCTAAATCTCCCTTATACCAAGTTGTATTTTGCGTTCACAAGTGCTTCTGGACGAAGAATCTTGCGGCCGTAAAGGTGCATACCACGAACAATGTCAGCAAAGCTGTCAGGGTCACGGTAGGTTTCAGTCTTGTTAATCTGCTCTGCAGTTGCAACAGCAGAATCGTGACCACCAACCATTACGCCGTAGTTAGAAGCGTTAGTACCACCAGTTGTTGATGGACCAGTTCCAATTACAGGCAGGTTGTTAGACACATACACACGGAAACCATGCAGGTTGTTCAGCACTAGACCATTTTGCAGACCTGAACCGCCGAAATCAGCATTGAACAGACGTGAATCTTCGTCCATGAGGATTTCTTTGAACACAGGGTCGATAACAAGCCAGCGGCCTTGAGTATCAACATTCTGTTGGTCCAGCTTACGAGCCATGCGAGCAATAATTTGCAGTGCGTTGGCATTACCTGAACCAACAGTTGCAGAAGTTGCACCACCAGCACGTGGCTGAATACCAATTGATGAACCTGCTGAACCACCGAAGTCGTCAGCTTCCAGCTTCATTGAAGACAGGAGTTCATCTGAACCAGCAGTTGTAACTGCTTTTGAACCATTAACAGTTGTGTTAACGGTATCAGCCGCACCATGAAGTGCAGACTGGGTGTAACCTGACAAGTAGCCAAGAACGTCTTGGTCAAACTGGTCAGCAAGGCGATACGCAGCACGGTCACTTGCCAATGACTGGAAGTTTACGTGTGAGTGTGCCTCTTCAATGTCGTCAACCTTAAATGCAAAGTAATTAGCTTTGTCAATTGTTAGGCTGAAGTCTTCATCGTCAAGGTCTTGTGCAGTGATTTGTGTTCCACGTGCATAAGCCTGAACTGAAATTTCGGGTTCTTTGATAATCTTAACGGAATCACCCATGTTTGCAATCTCACCGAAGTAGTCGGAGTTTGTGATTGCTTCGCAAATAGCAGACTTGCGGAAAGCAAG